ACGTTACCATAGGATAATCAGATGGTTGCCAATTACTTTCTGGACTAGTGAAAACACCTTTAACAGTATTAAATAAATTACGGCGTGATTGCTTTGTGTTTAAAGTAATACCACCTCGTAAATCATTTTCAGTTAATGTTATTGATGGTGATATAAACTTACCACCAGCTAATACAAATTGACCGTTTGAATAACTTAATATTCCTAGCATAGAGCCAATAAGCTCGTCAATCACGTCCATAGGTTGTGAGTTGGAATAAATAACACCATTTGATTCATACCTTTTTTCAGTACCACCAGCTGACAAACTAATATTTTCATCACATATATTTGCAACAGTTACAAAAGACGCCTCATCAATTTGATTTGTTGGAACACCTAACCCAAAACGTGTATCAGTTAAATAATCATATAATGCCAAAGCTGGATTTTTTGAAAACGCTGTTGAGGTATCTCTCACGTCATATAATTTTTTTCCTTTTAGCTCTGCACTAATGTTTGGAATTCCACTTGGAAATGCGTCAGCGTCATATTTAAGTTGCAAATATAAATATGAGATACCTGATAATGTGTGAGCTGTAGTCCATTGTGGTACAGCAGACACTAAATCAGCGTCAGCTTGTTGATTATCAGTACCTAAATGTTGCTTTATTAAAACTGTTAAAGATGATGAGTCTGTAAATGTTTGCGTTGCAACAATCGCATATTCTGTTGTGGTGGTAGTACCAGCAAGAAAAGGTTTTGGTGTATTTGGATTATCTCTGTAAGGGGTTATTCTGCCACTACTTCCAAATGGTCCAGCAAAATTAATTGATGTCGCTTGAACATCTGTTTGTAATCCACCAGCTATTGTTACTGCTAATGTATGTCTTGCTCCACTAGCAGATGAACTACCACCAGATGATATGTTATAAGTTACGCCATTTATATTTATTGTATCAGTTGTTGATACAGTAAACGCTACATCAGAAACTAATGTAATTGATGTAATACCTTTTTTTATACCTTTACCATCAACAACTCTACTTCCACCAAAAGGCATTGACGTATTAAACGGCATTGATACATATTCAGACACAACTAATGACCTTGTTTTATTTGTAAATCTTGATTCTTTTGCGTATTTGCTTGGACTGGTAACCTTATATTGCGTCAGTCCATTTGAATCAGTACCAGCACTTGCTAACGTTAGTTCCTCGTCATTAAAATATATTTTATCGACAGACTGTATTTGATGAGAGGCAAGTTCAATAATCATATGTAAATTCTGGTCGTTATTTGTACTCTCCATAAATAAAATAGAGCCAGACTTTTTCACTTCGCCGAAAACTGTATCACGTGAGGTGATTGGTTGTTTAACCATCTCCGTTCGTTTGGCTAAACTAGTATTAATATTTTGCTTTGGTTTTTTAGCAAAAGCTTTTGATAAGGCTGCCGTAACAGCTAGACGTGCTAATTTACCTACGATAGCACCTTTAAACGTTGCAAAGCTCCATGAACTTAAACCTGACGCACCAACAGGTATACCAGCAGTATAAATTGTTAATCCAACAGCAACGATTGTTTTTAATTTAGAGCCCATTAAATATAATGTCCTTTCGTGTAAAATTCTTTAGCTATTATTTTATCATTATAAAACCTTAACCAGCTAACTTTTTTATCAATACCTAATAATTTTGTAAAATATTGTTTATTCCAGTTAATAATATTTTTAGTATTATCAGTTGCCATTAAGTCAATTACCCAAACCTTGTTACCACTCGCCCACGCATTATCATCAACCTCTCCTGTTTCTAAAAATTTATTTTCATAATAGTTGTTAAAAAAAGCCCAATTACAAAATCCAATTAATTTATTATTTTTAGTATGCAATTTATATTGGTTATTTTTTAAGGACGGATATATATGGAAAAATATATCTGTATCATTTGCATATTTAAAACCATCAAAGGATTTATATAAATCTATTATTTGTACCATTGTTGGTGGTAGAGAATCACTATGTGAGGTAGACCCCCCTCTCTTTTTTCCTGTTTTTTCAGTTGAGCCTAGAGAATCAGCGTTGGTGGTAGACCGCTCTTTAATTTTTGTTATTTTTTGCGAGGGGTCTAAAGACCATACAACCTCACAGACCTCATTAGCTTTTTTTGTAAGATTTTGCTCTATTTTCTGTGATTTTTTAATGATATTCTTAACCTCACCAGCGATTTTACGTGGTTTTTTACGCTTTTTTGCTAAATTTTTATGTGGTGGTAACCCCACCTTAAGACCATTTACTTTTTTCTCACAATTTCGTGGTGAGCCTAGAGAATCATTATGGTGGTTAAGGTCATTTTGTATAACATTAACTGCCATTTCCACCCCAAACAACATTCTTATCCTGTAAGTCATCAACAAACTCCAGTCCTCTATCATTTGGAAAGAAAAATTTTTGGTCTTGGTCGGTGTATCTAAAGTCTAACGGCGTTTCAAGTGCTATTAGTTTACTTTCTATTGAAAATTGTATTGTTGACGAATCACCTTGCTCGTCAATAGCTACTGTATCAACGTAACCACTAAAGAGGGTATATGATGTGTCAACAACTGTTAAAGCGTTGTCGGTTGTAGTTAATACGCCGAATTTAATATTAACCAAAATACCTTGTTGTGTGTCATTTAAAGAATTTGCTAATACATTTGTGTCAAGTCCACCACATGTAACTTTCATGCCATTAGCTTTGGTTTCTGCTGTTTCTCCAACTTGGTCAATGGATATTAAATTACCAAGACCTAAATATGTTTGACTATCAATAATAAATTCTGTTGTACCTGTCCACACTCTTAAAGGTTGTGGGTATAAAAACTCTACAGCAAAAAACGGATTGACGGCTGTACTAGCTAACTGAGTAGAAAAATCTGTACCGATAGTTCTAGCCATAATTTACCCTGCTTTTTTTGTTGCTTTTTTCTTAACTGTTTTCTTTTTAACTTTTGGCTCAACCATTTTTACTTCCATAGCAAAACCCTCATTGACGAATGTAGTACCTAATTCAACTAACCATGGTTGGTCGCATGTAATAATTTCATCTCGGTTATATTGTTTAATAGCGTTGCCAGATATGTTCCCAGAGCCTTGTGCGTCTACTAACATTTTAATTTTCATAATTATCTCCATAAAGAGTGAGGAGCAGACAATGAGCAATCAAAACCACTCCCCACAAACTTACAAGCTATACGAATGTAGTTGTTACATCACCAGCGTCAATAGCGTCGCCTTTAATGCAATTTATACTCATAGCTGTACCAGTACTCATAGTTCCTGTCTTGGTAGTAATTATCTTCAAATATCTTTTGCCACCAATATAACCAATACCAGACACTTGTGGTGTCTCTGCATTGTCATCTAGTTTTAAAAAAATACCATCTGAATCAACAGTTCCATCTGTTACATCTTTGCTAGAAGTAACATCTGTATATGTGCTGTCATCATCAGAGTGTTGAAGTATAAAAGTCCAATGAACTGAACTGCTCAATGTAACTCCCTCAATACCTGTTGCTACAGATATCATAGCAGAATTAAAACCAAGCAAATCAATAGCACTAGATGTAACTGTTGCATTTTGAACTACTGGAGCCAACACTGCTGACTGAACTACCCTATTTGCAATATCTCTCATAATTAATCTCCTATATTATGCTGATATGTTTTGCAGTGCTATAGCCTCTGCAAGAACAACTGCTCCACCAACTCTACGTCTGGCGTGATAACGTATGCTACCAGCAGTAGCAACTGTATATGGGTCTCTCATTATTGATAAAGCAACTCTATCAACAATAGTATAAGCTCTTGAGAAATCACCATATGCTATTGGTTTTGCTGAACTTCCAACATTAGGCATATCCTCTGCTAACAAATATGGTTTACCTAAAATTGTACTTGGAGCACCACCAACATAAGACATACCTTGAACAAATATTTTTTGCCCCTCTGTATCCTCCAACTTTAAGATTGACGCAAAGGTACTTCTGTTCATAAGAAATCTTGCGTTGTTCATATAGTCAGATTTAATAGAGTACATTAAGTCTAAAAGTCCGTTTGTGGTTAGTACTGTACCACTTCCTGAATTAACAGTAGCAACACCAGCACCAGTATCAGTTATTCCTTGTGGAGTACCAACACCTGTACCATTTATAAATTTAGTACCTTCAGCCTTTGCAAACTGCTCACCAAACTCTGTAGACATTTCAGACTCTAAATTAAAAGCTGAATCCTCTAACAACGCCTGACTAATATCAACCATAGCGTACAACTCGTGTGCGTCTATTTGCATTAAGCCTGTTTGATAACCTGTTGTCTCTGTACGTGTAGCAGTTTCATTTACAAACGAGGCAGCGAATTGTCCTGTTCTTTTAGGAAGTTCTATTGCTCGGTTTGATGTAGTTCTGATTCTTGCTACTGAACGTAAAGGCGATATTTCAGTTACTGATTTTATAAGGTCAGCAACATACTCAACAGGAGCATAATATCCACCTAATGTATCATCAGACTCGTAAAGAGCTTTTAATTCCATTGGGTCTATATTGTCCTTACCTTTTCTTAGCATTTGACCAAAGGCTTTCATTTGTGTGTCAACTTCTTTTGAATCTAGCCCTGTCTCAGGTCTTGCTAACATTGTTTCTATTTTATCTAGTTTAACTTCTGCATCCTCTAACGCCTTTGCTTGCAACTCAATTTTTTGCTTTGTCTCAGCCATCTTTGTGATGTCGTCAGCCATAGCATCAATTTTGCTTTCAAGTTCAGCACTAGCAGAGCCTTTCTTTTCAACTTCGTCAAGACGTTTTGAGTTTTCACCTTTGAAATCTTCAAAAGATTTACCCAAGTTGTCTATAACAGATTTGATTTCTTCACTCATTATAATCTCCGTTAATGTTTAATCGTATTAATTAATGCACTAATACTATCAACAACATCTCGCTGTTCTAATAAATCTTGTTCTTGGTAAGATTTATATAGTATATTTGCAGTTTGCTTAGCAACAGAGCTTGACATAACACCAACATCTCGTAAGTATTCCTCTAACTCTCTTGTGTCCATATGTGCTAATTTAACTTTCGTTACTTTAGCCTTGGGATTCATAGGAAACGTCACCATTGATATTTCCATCAAATCCAAATTCGTAATTGTTCGTTTCTTCAGCTTGTCGCTGTATTTGTAATCATCTGGGCTAAGCCTATAGCCTATTGACATAGAATCTAACGCACCCATTTTCATTAACTCATACACCTCTTTACCTTTCTGCGTACCCATAGCCAACCGACCTTTAATTTTTAACCCTTTGCTATCTTCAACTAGGCTATCAATAACTCCAATAGGCTCGTCCGTCTTATGCTGGTAAAGTAATTTAATTTGTCGTGGCTTTTTGTATTTTATTGAATCAGCGAATGCTCCTGACTTGATAACGTCATTGCCTAAATCTTTGTTATTGAATACAGACCCATAACCCTCAAAGCTACCATCATCATCTGCGTCTAAATCTTTATATTCACATTCAATATCAAAAACATCATTTACAACTTCTAAAATTTCTTGAGACATATTATGATTTCCCTGTCAAGTAAAGTTATATCATTCTAGCAATAGAATAGGCTTTATTACAAGCAAAAAAAAGAGGGCTGTTAACCCTCTAAAAAATCAAGCAAGTAAATTTTATTATATCTTATTCTTTTAACGTGTACATAACAAATCTGCTAGGCTTATCCTCTACCCAAACACTTTCAATATCATAACCTTTGTTACGCAAGTTATAGATAATGCTACTAAGCCTTGTAGCTTTGTATTTAGTAATAGCGTCCCATGTAGTTATAAAGCCATGTGATACCAAGTGTTTAAAGACAGCCTCACTCTTGTTTATTTTTTTCTTCATTTTCAGCCTCCTCTTTTTTATCATCTTCATTAACGACTTCAACTTTTACAAAATCATTATCGTCATTATACGTATATACTTCAACGCCATTTAATTGTGCCATTTGACTAGCAAACTTTTTAATATCGAATGTCATAATAGTTCTCCAAAGGTTTCAGGTGTGTAATACATATCTCTTTCTATCGGTAATCCAAACGGTGGACATTTAATAGATTTAATTTCATTAATATCAAAATATCCGTATTCTCTAGTATCTCTACCAAACATCTGGGCGAGACCAAAACAAATA